GGTGCCGGCGGCGCCCAGAACAACGCCAGCGACAGCCCCGCGCAGTGAGTGGTCACGCCGGCCAGTGGTGGTCAAATCCGCCGGCGGGCGAGTTTCGAGAAGTCCACCCAGTCCTAGGAGGTCGAACGTGAAGAGAACGGTCGCCGTGCTGCTCGCCATGCTCATGCTCGCCGCGCCGCTCCAGGCCGGCCAGTCGCGCTGCCCGAACTCGAAGCCGGCGCCGAGGGCTCACGCGCGTCCGCCGGCGCAGCGGCCGCCGTGCCCGCCGGCGCATCGCCAGCTCAACCCATCCGTCGCGCAGCTCTGCAAGGGGACGAGTCGCCACAGCTCCGCTGGGCTGTTCGCGATCGCCGGTGCCGTGGTGGTCGGCGCCGTCATCCTCCGCGCGAACCGCGACGACCGCGTGGTCGTGGTCGGCGGATCCTGCCCGCCGCAGCGCGAGGACGACTGCCGCAAGTGAAGCCCCCAGCGAGCGACCCGGACGCGACGATTCGCCGGCTCATTCTCTACACGGAGACCGAACTCGTCGCGTCCCGGGTCGGGGGCGCAGTCGTGGCGCTCGACAACACGATGCTCGCGTGCCGGCGCTGCTCCTGGGAGATGAAGCGCCGGTGGTTCTTCTGGGCCTGCGAAAACTGGCGGCCGTGGAACTTCTGGCGCCACGACCTCACGCTGCGGGTGCCGCGGCATCGGTCGCCGTGCATGTAGTCATGAGGAAGACGACGGCGGTGGGGAAGACGGAAGAGGTGGTCGATGTCTGGGAGAAGGCGTGCGACTGTGAGGCGGAGAGCGTCGCCGGCGACATCACGCTGAAGGTGAACCACTGCCGCGGCCGGTCGCTGTTCATGGCGACGTACTCGCCCGGGCCGAGGTGCTCGGGGTGCGGGAAGGAATGGAGGCGGTTGTGACGGCTGGGAAGAAGTGCGAGTGCACGGGCCAATGTTTTGACCTTGCTGGCCACCCGGGTTGCGTGGACACCGCGAGGGTCCACGACGACGCGCTCGGCCTGGACCTCTGCCTCACGTGCGCCGAGAAGATCGCCAAGCGGCGGAGCGACCGCCAGGGCGCCGGGTGGATGGTCACCGCGAGTGGTCGGCGCTTCTTCCCGCGGCTCCCGGACCCCGCGGACGTGTGCATCGAGGACGTGGCCCACGCGCTGTCGAACATCTGCCGGTTCGGCGGCCACGTGCGGTCGTTCTACTCCGTCGCGCAGCACTCCGTCATCGTCTCGAAGATGGTCCCCGAGCGGCTCGCGCTCTACGGGCTGCTCCACGACGCGCCCGAGGCGTACATCGGCGACATGGTGCGGCCGCTCAAGCGAACCATCCCGGAGTTCCAGAAGGTCGAGGCCGCCGTCTGGTCGTGCATCCTCAAGGCGTTCGAGCTGCCGGACATGTCGATGGCGGACTGGGAGGTAGTCAAGCACTTCGACAACGTCGCGATCGTCACGGAGCGCCGCGACCTGCTACCGCCGATCGGCAACTACAGGTGGGCCGAGGACGAGTCGGCCGTCGCGGCGGACGCGGTGGTAATCATCCCGGCGTCGCCGGGCCGCGCGTGCTTCGCGTTCCTCGAACGGTTTGCGGAGCTGCGCCGTGCCGCCTAGCTATCGGAAGCCGACCGCGGGCCCGCACGCCCGCGCCCTGCTCGTCGGCGAGAGCAACCCGTACTCGCTCGTCCCGGAACACGCGCTGCTCCCGTGGCCGTCGCAGAGCGCGGGTGCGCGCCTCCTGTCGCTGCTCGGGTGGGACGAGGACGAGTACCTCGCCAGCTTCTTCCGCACGAACCTGGTGCGCGGCCGCAAGTGGTCGCTGGCAGCGGCCCGCGAGGAGGTCGCGGTGCTGCGCTCGCACGACTTCTACGGGCTCGACGTGGTCCTGCTCGGGGCGAAGGTCTCGCACGCCTTCGAGTGGACCGCGCCGCTCTGGGAGAAGTCGGAGGGCGGGCGCTTCGTGCGGGTGCCGCACCCCAGCGGCCTGTGCCGCGAGTGGAACAGGGCCGGCGCGCGCGAGCGACTGCGCGAAGTCCTGGAGCCGTACCGGGTGCGGTCGCTGGCGGTGCGGTGAAGACGGCGGCCGAGCTTGAGCGGGCGCGGGAGGACGTGCTGGACAGGATCCGCCTGCTCCAGCGCCAGGCGCGCGCGCTGCGGATAGAGATCGCGGACGCCCGCGCGCACGAGCGCGCAGAGGCCACCACGAACCCAGGGAGCGACGGATGAACGAAGAAGCAGAGGCGACGGCGGTCGGGCAGGGCCCGGCGGGGTCTCCAAAACCCAGCCAGCGAGGTTCGAATCCTCGGACCGCCGCCAAGAAGGCGGCTGCCGTGACGGTGCGGGCGATGAACATCGTCCTCTGGCCGCTCGCGCGCATCAAGCCCTACGCGCGGAACCCGCGGCTGCACTCCGAGGACGAGGTGCGCCGGCTCGCGCAGTTCATCGAGAGCGTGGGGTTCCTCAAGCCGATCGAGGTGGACGAGAAGGGAGAAGTACTCGCCGGCCACCGGCGGCTCATGGCCGCGAAGCTCCTCGGCATCGCGAAGGCGCCGGTGCTCCAGCACCGCCACCTCGACGAGGCCCAGAAGCGCGCGTACCGCGTCGCCGACAACCGGCTGACGCTGGAGGGTGAGTGGGACCCGCGGCACCTCCGCGGCGAGATGCGGTTCCTCCGCTCGAAGGGCTGGGACCTCAAGGCGCTCGCGTTCTCGGACCACGAGGTCCGGCGCGCGCTCGACAGCCTGCCCGGCACCTCGCTGCCCGGGAAGCCGGAGCTGGAGCCCGAGGTGCCCGACGCGCTCCCGCAGCCGATCACGCGCGACGGCGAGACCTGGGCGCTCGGCGAGCACCGGCTGATGTGCGCCGACGCGACCAAGGCGGGCAACCTGGGGAAGCTGCTCGGCAAGCAGCGGGCGGCCGCCGTGTTCACCGACCCGCCCTACGCGATTTACGGTTCGAGCACCGGCATCGCCTCGGACATCACGGACGACAAGATGGTGCGGCCGTTCTTCCGGGACATCATCGCGCTGTGCGTCGCGAGCTGCCGCGCCTTCGCGCACGTGTACGTGTGCTGCGACTGGCGGAGCTACCCGTCGTGGTGGGAGGTCGCCAAGGGGACCGGCGTCATCCCGAAGAACATGATCGTCTGGGACAAGGGCGGCTCGGGGCTCGGCGCCAACTACGCGAACACGCACGAGCTGTTGTTCTTCGCGTGGTTCATGCCGCTGCGGCGGAACATGTCGCAGAAGATGACCGGCGGCCGCCAGGTGAACGACTCGAACATCTGGCGCGTGAACCGCGTCCCCGCGGCGCGAAAGGACGGCGGCCGCGAGCACAACGCGCAGAAGCCGGTCGACCTGGTCCGCCGCGCGCTGGAGAACTCGACGAACGCAGGCGACCTCGTGCTCGACCCGTTCATGGGCTCGGGGACCACCATCATCGCCGCCCAGGACGCCGGGCGCCGCTGCTACGGCTTCGAGGTCGAGGCCCGATACTGCGACGTGGTGGTGCTGCGCTGGCAGAAGGCGACTAAGCTCACGGCGAAACTGGTGGGCGACGGTCGCACGTTCGACCAAGTACGCGCGGAGCGGGCGCAAGCGCGGCCGGCGGCCGCCGCCGGCCGGCGGGAACGATGACGCATGGCGAAGGGCGTCTCGCTCCGGGAGTTCGCGCGGCGGATGGGCGTGAGGATCAGCGCCGTCCAGAAGGCGCGGGACGCCGGGCGCATCACGCTGAACCCGGACGGCACCGTGGACCCGGTGCGGGGCCGGCGCCAGTGGGGAGAGAACACGCTCCACAGCAAGCGGCACCGCGGTCGCCCGAGGGTGAAGGGCACCCAAACGGAGCCGGAGCCCACACCAGAGGGATCCCGGGAGGACCGCGAGGACACGGGCGGCGAGGGCATGTCGAGCGGCTGGCACCGCGCGCGAGAGGTCCACGAGACCATCAAGGCGCGGTTGCTCCAGCTCGAACTGGAGAAGAAGCAGGGGAAGCTCTTGGACGCTGACGAGGTGCGCCGCACGACGTTCGCGCTCGCGCGCAGGACCCGCGACCGCCTCCTGGCGATGCCCAGCCGCCTGGGTCCCGAGGTCTCGGGCCTCAGTCCGGATGAGGCGACCCGCGTGCTGCGCGAGGAGGTCGAGCGGATCTGCGAGGAGCTGGCCGGAAAGCCCCCGAGCGAGGACGGCGAGGGGGAGGTCGAGGCAGCGTCGTGAAGCCGCACGAGTGAGCGGCGAGCCGGTAGTCGTCCGCGGCCGCGCGCTCCAGCGGGCGCTGTTCTCGCGCGAGAGCGACGAGTGGGGAACGCCGGCGGCGCTCTTGTCCTCGCTCGACGCCGAGTTCCACTTCGAGCTGGACGTTTGCGCGAGCCCGTCGAACGCCAAGGCGCAGGCGTACTACACCGCCGAGGACGACGGCCTCATGCAACCGTGGGCGCCGGCGACGTGTTGGATGAACCCGCCGTACTCCGAGTGCGCCACGTGGATGGGGAAGGCCGCGGGGGAGGCCAGCATCGGCGCCACGGTGGTCGCGCTGGTCCCCGCGCGCACCGACACCGCCTGGTTCCACGAGCAGGTCCTCGCCCGCGGCGCCGAGGTGCGGTTCCTGCGCGGCCGCCTCCGCTTCGAGGGCGGCGCCTCGACGGCGCCGTTCCCGTCGATGGTCGTGGTCTACCGGCCGGCCCCGTGGACCGTCGAGAAGTTCCCCCACCTGTACTCGATGGTCGAAATGATCCGCGAGAGGCCGTGAGCGCGGCGCTCCAGGTCGTCGAGTCCGCCTGGGCCGAGGGCTATGCGCGGGAGCGCCGGCTCACCGTCTCCGAGTGGGCCGACGCGCACCGCGAGCTGACCCAGACGTCGTCTCGCGAGCCCGGCCGCTGGCGCACGTCGCGGACCCCATACCTCCGCGAGATCATGGACGAGCTGTCGCCGCAGAGCCGCGCCGAGCGCGTCGTGTTCATGAAGGGCGCGCAGATCGGCGGCACGGAGGCCGGGAATAACTGGATCGGCTTCACTATCCACCACAACCCCGGGCCGATGCTGATGGTCCTGCCGACCATCGACGTCGCCCGGCGCGTCTCCAAGCAGCGCATCGCGCCGATGATCCGCGCGAGCCGAGTACTCCGCGAGCGGGTCCGCGAGTCGCGCGCGCGGGACTCGGGCAACACGCTGCTCACGAAGGAGTACGACGGCGGCGTGCTGCTCATGGCCGGCGCGAACTCCTCGGCCGGGCTGCGCTCGATGCCGGTGCGCGACCTGTTCCCCGACGAGCTGGACGACTACCCGCCCGACGTGGACGGCCAGGGCGACCCGCTCGACCTCGCCGAGGAGCGCACGAACACCTACGAGGGCGTGCGCAAGATCTACTGCGTCTCGACGCCGACCATCCGGAACCTGTCGCGCATCGAGGCGCTCTACCGCCAGAGCGACCGCCGCCGCTACTTCCTCCAGTGCCCCGAGTGCGGCCACTGGGACTTCCTCACCTGGCGCGGCCGCGACTGGGTCACGGAGGTTGAGGGGACGCACCACAACATCCGGATCGACAACAACCGGCCGGACACGGCGCACATGCGCTGCGGCCTCCACGGCTGCCGCGTGGACGAGCGCCACAAGACGGCGATGCTCCGCGGCGGCGAGTGGCGACCGACGCGGAAGGACCACGACGGCCGCATCGTCGGGTTCCACCTGTCGGCGCTCTACTCGCCGAGCGGCTGGCGCACCTGGTCCGAGTGCGCGGCCAAGTTCCTCAAGGCGAAGAACGACCCGCCGGCGCTCAAGACGTGGATCAACACGACGCTCGGCGAGACCTACGAGGAGCGCGGCGACTCCGTCGAGTCGCACGCGCTGCGCCGGCGCTGCGCGAAGATCCTGCCGGGCTCGACCGGCTGGCCGCGGAAGCGCGTGGTGCCGGACGGCGTCGGCGCGCTCATCGCCGCGGTGGACACCCAGGCGGACCGGCTCGAAGTTGTGGTGAAGGGCTACGGCGCCGGCGAGGAGTCGTGGCTCGTGGACTACGAGCGCCTCCCCGGCGACCCCTCGGCCTCGGGCGTCTGGGCGGACCTCGACCGCTACCACGCGCAGACGTTCGTCCACGAGACCAGCGGCCGCGAGCTGCGAATCGACCGCAAGGTCGTGGACACGGGCGGGCTCCACACGGAGGAGGTTTACCGCTACGTGAAGCCGCGGCTCGCCCGCGGCGTGTTCGGCGTCAAGGGCGGGAACATGAGCGGCCGGCCGCTCGTGGACCGGCCGTCGTACAACAACCGCTACCGGCTCCCGCTGTTCGTGCTCTGCGTCGATACCGGGAAGGAGGTCGTGCTGTCGCGGCTGCTCGTGGACTCGCCCGGTCCCGGCTACGTGCATATCCCGGACTGGGTGGACGACGAGTACCTGGACCAGCTCACCTCGGAGAAGGGCATCCGGAAATACGTGAAGGGCCGCGGACTCTCCCGCGTCTGGCTGGAGGTGCACAACCGCCACGAGGCGCTCGACCTGGAGGTGTACGCGCTGGCCGGTCTCTACATCATGGGGACCGCGTTCATCCGCGAGATCGCGACCCGCGCCGCGGCGTTCGCGACGACGACGGCCGGCACCGTCCCCGAGGCGCCGCCGGCGGTGCCGACGCTCAGGAACCCGGGCAAGGCGTTCCCCGCCCGGCCGCGCCGCGGCTGGGTGGACAAGTGGCGGGAGTAGCGGGCCGCCGTGGCCGGCCGGGAGTCGGCCGTTGACTGCTCGCCCGTGAGGTTCTAAGCTGTGCACCATTCGGGAGGAGCTGACACCATGACGGTGAGCAAGGCAACGGGAGCGGTCCTGGAGTTCATCCGCCAGCGCATCGACAAGCGCGGGTACCCGCCGACGCTGCGCGAGCTGGCCGACGGGCTCGGCATCGGGTCGACGAACGGCGTCCGCTACCACCTCGACGTGCTCGAACGCGCCGGCTACATCGAGCGCGACCGGGGGACGCCGCGCGGCATCCGGGTGATGCAGAACGGCCGTCCGCGCACTGCGAAGCGCAAGCCGCGGGTGCTGGGCGCGGAGCGCGGGCGTTGATAATGAAGGGCCGCGGCGGTTGGCACGAGTCACGCAATAGGGGAGCAGTATGAACGGCCCAGCGTTCCTGGTCGGCATGCTCATTGGTTGTCTGCTCGTCTTCGCGGCACAGTTCGCGCGCGAGTTGTGGTTGGACCGCCCCCGCTCTGGTCCATCCGTCCGCGTGCGACTCAGTACCACCGGGGAGGACGAGGTCAGGGCGGCGCTACGCCGCGTGGCCGAACAGGCGAAGGGCGCGCAGTCGTGACCACGCCGAACGACTTCGCGGTGAGCCTCGGGCCCTCGGGCCACGTGCACGTGCTCGGGCTCGTGGTCCTGTCGCAGAAGATGGCGGCCGGCGGGCTGAGCGAGGACGAGGCGCTCAACCTGGCGGCGTGGCTCGTGGCGTCCGTGCCCGGAGACGACGCCGCGGCGCGATTCGTGACCTTGTACAACGCGATCCGAGAGGGGGAGGGACGATGAAGTGGTGGAAGAAGCCGGACAACCAGCCGCCGCCGCACGAGCACCACGTCAAGTGCGTCGGCGTGGACCACCAGACGATCACCGCCGAGATGGCCGGGCCGTTCGTCAGCGCCGGCGTCTACACGCACGCGCTGCTCCGCTGCGAGTGCGGCGAGATCCTGTCGCGCACCGTGCGGGGCAAGTTCACCGTCGAGCAGGTCAACGGCATCACCGCCGACGACATGCTGCGCTCGCTCACCAACCCCGCGCTCGGCGAGTCGCGGAAGTCATGATGGTAGGCCCGGACGTGATCGTAGACGGCGACGACACCGTCGCCCCGCGCGCGGTGCGGCTGGCCTACGTGCTGGCCGAACGCCGTCGAGCCAAGTCGTTCTGCGAGTGGCGGCTGCTGTCCCGGATCGTTGAGCGGATCGAAGCTGAGAACGTCACACCGGAACGGGGGTGATCGACTATGCGCGAGATTCGTACGCCGTGCTGCGGGCCGGACGTGATCGTGGACGGTGGCGGCTTCTGGAGTTGGTTCCTCTCGCTGCTCTGGGTGGACTAGTGGAACGGCCAGGCGGCGTGCCAGTCGTGACCGCTACACCCGACCCGGTGAGGGCGGAAGCGGCGGCCGCCGCCGCGGCCGAGATCGAGGCGTGGGCCGCCGGCTACCTCGGGCAGTGGCGCAGCATGGGGCCGCGGCTGCGCGCGCGCTTCGTCTCGGGACTCGTGCACTTCGCCCGGATGAACGAGACCGCGGACGGCGCGGCCGCCCTCCAGGCGCTCCGGCTCATCAAGGCCGAGTCCGGCGGGCTCTACTCGGAGGCGTGCATTGCGGATCGCAACACGCAACGCCGCACTCCGCACGACGGCGGCGGCCCGGGACTCCTAGCCGCAAGCAGTTAGGGCCGGCACGGCCCCTGCACTACCTCGTACACGTCGGGCGCCGGTGGTCGGCGGTCGGCAAGAGAGAGGAGCGGGCACGGTGGACACGATGGAGACGACCCGGTTGATGGAGGCGGCGCAGATGCTCCCCACGATTCTGGCGGTGGGCCTGTTCGCAGTCGCCGCGGGCTTCGCCGCGCTGGTCTACCGCGCGCGCTCGCGCTAGGGGTGCAGGGGGCGGCCGCCGCGGCGGCCGCCCATGAACTGAGGAGGGGCAGGCGATGGCGGAACCGAAGAAGTGGTGGGTGGTGGTGGACCCGAAACCGACGAGCACGCTCGCGGACCTGGTGTGGGAGACGACGGCGGCCGGCTTCGGCAGGGCGTGCGTCGGCGGGCCGACTCTGGAAGAGAACCCGGAGATCCACGCGACGCGCGAGGAAGCCCTCGACGACCTGGACCGCCGCCTCAAGGGCGCGTGCGACCACCTCGACTCGCTCCGCATCGAGATCGACGCGGAAGGGGACGCGGAGTGAGCGCGCGCGACCGGATCGAGCGAGGGACGACGGCACCCCTGGCCATCAGTCAGTGGGTGCGGTCGATGGCGCTGCACACGGAACAGGCGACGGGCACGCTGGGGCGAACCAGGTTTCGCGTCCTGGGCAACGTGGTCGGTATCGACCCCATCATCGCCGTCAAAGCGCCTGGCGACACTAGCGAGACGTGGTACTCGATCGACCTGCGCACGGTCGTGGCCGCCGTGTTGCAGATTCACAAGAAGGTGCCGCGCGCGAATCGCGGCATGTTCCCCGCCGACGTGCCAGAGGAGGGGGAAAAGGCCCGTGGCTAAGCTCTCGGCCCGCGGCCGCACGGAGTACGTCCGCGCCCGCCACGGCGACCAGCTCGTCGCGTTCATGTCCGACGGCGTCGTCCTCTACCAGCGCCGCGACCCACTCACCGGCCGCGCGGAGAAGTGGCGCGTCCAGGGTCGATGGGACCGGGTCAGGGTCTCGCTCCCCGTCCTGCGCGCCCACGTGGTCGCGAAGGGGTGGGAGATCGTGAAGGGCGACGGCGTCCGCTCGGGGAGCCTCGCCGCCGTCGCTAGCGGGATCACACCGTGGTGAGCACGTGAAGGACCGCGACCCCCTG